TAATCTCTGGCGGGTAATGCTTGGCGATGATTTCAGCCTTGATACGCTGCATGTCGCTGGCAAAGCGGGCGAACTCGTCTTGGAGTGCTTGGACACGTATGGAAGCGAATTTAGCCTTGATAGATTGCTCGGTAGCAGAAACTCCGCCTTGCGCTGCCGCACCTCGCAAGATATCTGACATACCAGTCACTTGGTAGAGCTGGTTGATGTTGATTTCTTGCTCTTGCCGTAAGATTTGTATGACGTTGGCAATCGCTTCAATAGGCATCCAATCAATGACGCCCTTAATGCCGCCCTTTTCCGCGAAGGCAGCCCAGTTATCGACTGGAATGAGTTGGTTTTCCACCCCCTCATTCATCATGCGCTGAATGCCTTCGTTGGCCTTGTCGTACACGCCGACGCACTTACAGGCCTCGGTCAACATCTGGATGCGCAACTGCAGAATGTTGATGTCATTGTACAGATCAATGGCGATCATGTAGTCCGAACGCGGTATGTACTTAGACGTAGTTGTGTTAGACACCATTGGTGGCGGTTCGGGAAAGAATCCTTCCAGCTGCAAGAAGTCGTCCTGTGCGTCTAGGCACTTATCGTAGCCTTCACAGTACCCAAATCTTGGCTTGCTGCCAGGGTTCCTCGACAGGCTTTACATCCTCTGCCTTTTCAGGATTGAGTGGACCCTTCGAATTAAGCGGTATTAGTTTTCCTACTTTCTCACCAAAGCGCTTGATAAGTGCATCACGGCGCATGTAGGATGCATAGGCCCGCCAGCGCAGCTCAGAGTAAGTGCGGCAGGGAGACCATAGGAGGTCACGCCAATTGACATATATAGTATCGGTCCAGCAGTCCGTTACTGTCTTCTGCATGAAGGCTGGAGCCATCTCCATGCCCGTCATAGGATCTAGGACAGCGGGCTGCTGCTGCTCTTCTATCTCGCAGTCGTATTTAAGGCGCGCAGTTCCAAGTCCGACCAGAAGCTTATCTTGAAGAGACATACGCAAGACGGTGGAGTAGTCCTCCCCTGCTTCTTCGATGTCCGTGTTGAGAATACGCTGTAGTATGACGGAAGCAACTCTTGCTACATCGTCATCTTGGTCTGCAAAGCGTCGGTCCACCTCGACCTTAGGAATTCTACCATAGAGCATGCTCTGCAAAGTTGTGATGTTGGCGTTGAAGATGTTAAGCCGTGTCCCTGCTTGCCCCCAAGTCATGCCAGCATCTTGACGCTCGTCTACGAAGGCACGATTAACCTTATCGCCTTCCTTCCAAAAGTCCACGCAGAATTTGGTTGCAGCAGCCAATTCCATCTGCCAACGTCTGGCGATGCCCTCTGCATCGTCTGGGAACTCAGACTCTTTTTCAGCCATTACTTTCTCATCCTTTGTCTGAGTGTAAGCTTAGTCATGTCATACAACTGCTCAAGGCTGTACTGTACAACTTTCGGGGGAAGAACTAGACGAGGTTTATCAAGAGAGGCTGCTAGTATACGCTCGCGGCACACCAAAGCCAAGCCCCTATAAGCATCGCTGCCGTGGGAAGACCAATCATGAATTGGCACGTCCGAATATACTTTCTTTTCTTCATTATATTGGCGCCGATACGCCCGTAGAGCTTCAATTCCTAGAGAGGTACGGGATAGGTTAAAGTGGCAACTAGGCAGCATCAAGCGAGCTGCGTCAATACCATGCTGAAGAGCTACACGAGGCCATATGTCTATGGTGCGCACCCGGTCCGGATCAAACAGAGGAAACTCCTGGGATAGAAATTGCTCCACTGTAGTTCTGCCCGTCTGTAGAGACTTGGCCCTGGCATCGTGCGGCAGCCAGATTTTGCCGTACTTATAGCCTTTATTTTGTAGAAGTTCGAAGTAATAGGGCAGCGCTTGGCTGTTAGCCTCTTCGTAATCTATGACGGCTATCCCGTCGGGCCTTTCCTGCCAGAACCACCACGCCGTGGAATCAGTGTAGCCGAGGTCCGAAATCGCGTGTACCGGGAAGTCTGGATCATAGTCAATTCTATCATTAATTTGTCCGCGCTGCTCTAGTGAGAGGATAAGGGCGGCGTAATAGGTACCGATAACGGCAGCGTCGAAGGAGCACTCATATTCTTGTAGGTACTCATCTTCTGTCATTTCCCCACGTTGAAGTAGAAGTTCGTCAGGCGGTAGGATACGTGACTCAGAAGCTCTAAGGCAGAAGTTATACCATGACTGAGCCGAGAGATAATCTTGTCCTGGGCCATCATCAGTCTGTACCGCCTTTCCAAGCGATCGTTGAAAAATGTCATAGAAATGATTCTTTCCTTTTGGCGTACCGATAAAGACAGCCCATCCTTGACGATCTGCCAGTGTTGGCAGCAACACTTTTCGCCAGATAGATGGAGACATGTCGCCATATTCATCCAAAATGACACCATCGAAATATTGTCCACGAAACGAGTCAGGGTTATCTGCTCCGTAGATACCGATTTCGGCATCATTGGAAGATAAGCGGACATGAAGTTCGCTCTCTGAGGGTTTCTTGGACTGTATTCCATTGGAGTATTCCTTAAGATATTCCCAGGCTATTTTCTTAGCCTGCTTAAGCAGAGGGCCGATATAGGCGTATCGGGGCCGGGGTTTGCGACTATATAGTGCGCGAGTTATCGCTTCATTGACGCACGCCACTGTCTTGCCCGCTCTACGATGAGCGACCAGACAGGCAAAGCGCTGGCTACGAGTGTGGAATGGAACAAACTGATGCCGCGGCTGATATAGAAGCGCTACCTCACTCATCTAGGCGACTCGGTGGCAGTACGTGTTTGATAACCAACTCCGTGGAGCCTGTGTGTTCAGTTTCCTTGGGGAGCAGCTTAGCATATAGTCGGTAAAACTCCGTAGGATTTGAGTTTGCCCACACCGCGAGTCTAGTTACTCCGCCAATAAGATCAAATGCGTCTCGGAAAGCATTCACTACCTCCATGCGTTTAAATTCTTTCTTTAGAATTCGTTCGACCTGAGGAAGAGCATCAGCAGCTTGAGCAAGCGTCTGCTCCATCTGATAGTACTCGTCGCGAGTGATGAATTCTATCTTCTTGAGTGGTTCATCCATAGAGGAAGTATATAGTGGTTGTAGTTCGCTGGCAACCTAGGTATAGTGTGCACGCGGTGTAGTAGTTACTAATAAGGGTGGAGAGATGAAGATTATACGAATTAGTTCATTTAGTGGTGAAATAAATACGATGGAATTACCAATTACGCAGGCAGAAATTGCCCGTTGGCAGGCAGGAGAACTTATACAGAATGTATGGCCTAACCTGAGTACGCAACAAAGAGAATTCCTAATGACAGGAATTACAGCGGCGGAGTGGGAGAAATTCCTGTGAGTATCATCATAAGTGTTGGCGAAAACGTGCTGCGCTTGCTCGACAGAACAGGGATACCGTATGAGGTGATTTGGAGACCTGGGGAAGAGAAGATTGTCAAGGCGATTTTGCCAGTCCCTGGGAAGAGAACCTACCAGTTCGGCCGTGGTGGTTTCCTTAAGATAGGTAAGTGCCCACCAAGGGGCGATGAGTCCAGTGGGGCCGTCAGCGCTCGACTAGTGGAAAAGTACCTACGCGAGAATGGAATAGTGCAGATAGACAGAACTAAGATGGTTCACGAGCTAAACAAGATACGAAACGTAGTGAACTGTAATTACGGAGTACTCGAAGCACTTAAGCAAGGGTGGCTGGTAGTAGTAAAGTGAACGACCGCAATCAATTCACTGAAAATTCGAATGTACTCCGCACCCGGCAAATTAGAGATTACGAAATAACAGAGAAAATTCTAATATACCTCCCGCTGCGATCTTCGGCAAAATCCATGCCAAGTCACCCCCGGGGGCCTTTTTGCACCAGAACAGTGCATGGCACGCTATTTGCCGCACTGATGTGGTGCGTGGTGCAGTGCGATGCACTGATGTGGTGCGTGGTGCAGTGCGATGCACTGATGTGCAACGCACCACGCACTAATGTGGTGCGTGGTGCAGTGCGATTTATACTTTGGCACGCTTTTTGCCGCACCATTTTGGCTAGGTATAAGTACGTATTGCGCACCTTTATAGTGCAGCACTCTGGCTAGGTACATGTACCTATTGCACGCCATGTTGGCACGCTTATTGCGTACACTTGCTAGCACAGTACACATGCGTTGGCAATACGTATTTGCCCTTATTATATTTTTAAGTGCGTAGGTTTACCATTGCCGCACTTGGTAGGCAATACCGCACGCCAAGCAACAAAGGTAACTACACATGGCCCGCATTACCCGCACTAGCACCCCCCTGCCCACCGTGGCTGCCGCCGCCGCCACCACCACGGTGGCGCCCGTGGCGCCTACCGCCTACACGCACCCCAGCCAGCTTGTGGTGGGGTTTGGCCCCAAACCGGCCAACGTGCGCGCTGGTACGGCGCAAAACAACGTGGCCAGCTGGGCGCTAGTGGTGGCCTACCTGCAGGCCAATGGCGGCACCTGCACCGTGGGCGCCCTAGCTGCCCACCTGGCAGCTGCACGCAACCACGCAAGTTTTGCGGCGTACGCAGTACGCAACGGCTGGCTGGCCCCGCCAAGCCAGCCCACCGTGGTGGCAACTGCCGCCGACCTAGGCTTGTAGGCCGTGGGCGGGGCTGGCCACTTAGGCCAGCCCCCTTGCTAATGCCTAGCATATTGCTGGGCATTACACAAGGGGCCTGCACCAGTTTGCAACTGGTGCTTGCTTGTAAGCGTAGCGTGTGCTACGCTTACCGCCGCGAAGCGGCGGCGAGCCCGAGTTCAGAACACTTGATCCGAAAACGAGTGTTTGAAATCAGATCTTAAGATCGTAGAGGGGAAGATCCGAAAACGAGAGTTTGAAATCAGAAGAGTTGATCCGAAAACGAGTGTTTGAAATCAGATGAGGGGAAGATCCGAAAACGAGAGTTTGAAATCAGATGAGGGGAAGATCTACACGCGAAGCGGCTGCCGAAAATCTGACCTTCCGTTACAGGTGCGTTAACGACTTAGAGTTCTGAACCTCGCGCGCGGCGCGCGTAGCACAGCGGCACGAGGAATGCAAGTGCCACATTACAGCAGTGCAGAGTGTGCTGGTTACGAAATCGAGTATTTGAGTTTTGTTGCGAAAATACAACGGTGGACAGTCTTCCGATGGTCTATTCTCTCAGAAGACGCGTAAGACGGGCTTTTTTGACTATTTTGTACTAAATTACCTCAGTTACACATTGGGGCGTACGAGCACCTGTTAACGACGTTAACGAGTTACTAAACACCAATAACAAGGCACATGTAACAAAGATTTACGCTTGTAAGCCACTGTTTTAAAACACATTTTACATTTGGGCGCCTTAAGTGTTAACGACGTTACATGTAAAAAGCATACTTAGGCTACAAATTTTTCAACTTACCTGTGCTTAGTAGCCAACTAGTCGTTAACGTCGTTAACACCCTTTGCAAGCCATTGTATTTAAAGAGTTTTGAACTGTTACATGTAGGTGTTACAGGTGTTTATATACCCATAACACACCTGTAACAGATTGCGCTTCGCTTATTCCTTCCACAGTTTTCGGTTCATCTTGGTATCGAGAGTCTGGCCAGTATGTTTTTCGACTCCTCTCTTCCAACAAATGAACTTCCATTCTTGAGAATTCAATCTTCTTCTATTTTTCGCATTCACAGCTAGTTTCTCTTGTTTAGAAAGAGTATCCCATCTCGACCTATTCATGGAATTTAAACTTCATTCCAGTCCTAGCCGTCGCGGTCAATTCGCCGCCCTTAAAGCCTTGGTCCTTAGGCATCCAGCCCAGTCCGCATTCAGCATACCATAATCCCCTGTCATAGCCGAGGAGGCCATTCACCTGCGTAATGCAGTCTTCGGCAAACGTACAAGTCCCAATCTTCCCCACCTGGATGTGACTTAGGTGCTCGATTTCAATCTTGCCGTAGTCGGGAAGAATTGAGCAGCCACCAAGAACGAACATACCT